GTATCAAAGATATGGAAACCACGTTTACCTTCATAGTCTGACCAAGTCATCTCATAAGGTGCACCAAGATATTCAATATTGGAGTACCGTGATGGGTGGTGGAAGTGTCCAGAATAAACGTTTTCAAAAGATTTAAATATATCCATGTCAAGACCATGAGAACATGTTTGTCCTCTCATCATCTCAAAACCTTTTACTTCAAGGTGACCTAACAAGACATCCGCATTCGACATCGAAACCTTTGAAAGGATTGTGTCACGGTTGTCTTTAGTGATCCATGGTGTCATTAGAAATTTGGTAGAGCCTTTCGTAACTTCAACAGCTTCATGTTCATAAAGGGTAAAGTTCGTGTACTCTCGCAGCAACAGATCCATACTGTTGATGTCATTTGTATTTGTATAATACACTGAGTGATTCCCCACCAGTGCATGATATTCTATATTACGTTTCTGAAGTTCATCAAAATAGAACTCCTTACCACGTTTTAATGTATTGTAGTTGATAAACTTTCTTCTATCAAAGGTATCCCCCAAGTCGAACACAGTGTCGATCTTGTTCTCATCCAAGTATGGAAAGAATACATTTGAGAAGAACCGTTCTTGGTTATCCAGAAATACTTTACTGTCTCCACGCACTCCTATGTGCATATCTGTTATTAAAGCAATCTTCATTCATAGTTCTCCGTCATCTCTCATTTGCTTCCGAATCTTTGTTGCACTGATGTCGTGAACTTCTTCACCAAGATCGTGTTCAGTGAATGTGTAACCCACTCCACGACCATAACTAATATCAACAATGTTAGGAACCTGCATTATAACATACTTTTCACCGTATGTAAAGCCCTCTTTTTCAAGTTCCTTAATTATGTTGTTTTCAACATCCATTGCGTTGAATGGATTATCATTCTGTACCATGGTTCTACCACCACTGGCATCAATGTCTCGTGGTACTGTTCGGATCTGAATGCAGACTTGGCCAGTGATCGATACCGCTTTCTTAAAGAGTGCAGTATGGCCAGGATGCCAAGGTTGCCATCTTCCAAGCATTTGTACAGTTGGAATGAATTTATTAAAAATGCCAGTCATGTCATCTCCTATTCATTTCCCACGTCAACCCACGAGATCCCTCGGCATTACAGTCGAGCCATTTCTCTAGGACTGGGGCAAGTTGTGCATGTGTATCATTGAACCACTTAGAGACGTGGTAATCATACTCATCAATGTGTGGAACTTCGAATATCTTATTAGTGTCTTCGAACCTACCCTCTTGAATAGTATCCATCCACACTGCGAAATCTGCATTGAACAACATACGTGATTCGACTGTAGGACAGATAAAGTCTGCGATTACAGTCTTACCCGCCTTGACAACTCCATCAGCAAGATACTTCATACGTGCCGCTTGACGCATACGTCCTTCTGTGGTGAAGTCCCAGTCGTTGTATTCTTCACGTATTCTATCTGCATTTAAGTGGACACCGTTGACGAGTCTCGCCAACGGCTCCGCAAGAGTAGACTTGCCAGATCCTGGCAAACCATAAATTAGAATTCTCATTCTTTATTCCTCTTCGCCAGCCACCCGTCCGTTTTCGTCACAAGGTTTCAGTGTGATAGCACTGTGAATTTCGAATTCACTACCTTCTTCTAAGAAGTCCAAGTTTTCGAGTGCAGACCATGCGTCTTCTTGCCAAGCTTCTTCTACGTTTTCCAAGTATGCTTGTAATTCTTCTTCATCAAGATATCCATCCGCATCTGGTTGACAGAACTGATTGATTGTCCAGTCTTCCCAACAACCATCCCAAGTTTCCTCCATCTCCGCATCGTAGTCATCGACTTCATGGAATGTACATGCTTCACTAACGTCTGGAAGAAATGCAGATTGGAGATCAATAATTTGTTGTTGTAACAAAGTTGCATCGCCACTCACATAATCATCGTATACTTCTCTAATAGTTTTGTAGTAACGACTGTCACCTTCTGTAAGACTACCGACTTTGTTATTGGCAAAGTCCATGATTTCTTCTTCAGACTCTGGGACACTGACTACCCATGATCCCCAACGCCAACCAACTTCAAGAGTTGCCCATAGTGTGTTACCACCTTCTACTTTATGTCCACCATCGATTGCTTTCATGAACGTAGTGTTTTCAACTACTGACTTTTTGTAAGTCGGTTCCATTTTATAATATTGCATCTTACTTGCCCTCGTTCTTTTTCTTAGTAAGTTTTTCTTCAAAGTCACTGATGAAGTCATTGATATATTCTGGCGGTTCTGCCATGGATACCAATCCTTCTGCACCGTCAACAACCTGCATGTCTGAGATCATCTTCTGCGAAGATTTAAATCTGATGTATAGTTGTTTCTTTTCTTTTTGAATCCTGCGTAGGAATGCGTACCATATAATTTGCGTGAAATAAGCAAATGGGTTCTTGGATTTCTCTGGATCAAAATTGTGAATGTATTGTAGACAGTTCTCAATTCCATCTGAAATCATATCGTCTTTGTAAGAATACCCAGAGAAGTTTGGTTTCGTCGCAAGACGATTCGCAATCTTAAAGATACACTCACCGATATAGTTTGGTACTCGTGGTAAATCCTCGCCAGCATCTTCTGCCTCTCTACACGCTTCCTTGTATTGGATGAGTGATTCGAGTAGGTCTTTATTGTTTACATAATTCTTCTTGGCTCTTTTTGCCATATGACCTCTCCTTCTGTGGTATCAAGTCCTGTACATTATACTCTATGTTGAATCAGATGTCAAGCGGTAAATTAATTAAAAATAAAGCTTGACTCCTGTTTGGATGTTTGTTATAATCGATTTATCGCTTTTAAATAATGATTCTATAGCTGCTAGATATCAATGTTGTAAATCTTAAATGGAAACTGTTGATCAGAGTAGATCTCAATACGTTTCCTGAAATGTTGGATCGTGTAGTTCGTGAATGATCCACTCGTCAGATCATCAGAGATGTCATAGAGTGTCGCAGTATCTGCATCATTACCTTTACGCAATGTACGTCCGATTGACTGCAATACCTTAATCTCAGACTTAGAACCAGAGGCGAAGATCACGTTGTCGAGTTTCTTCAAGTTCACACCTGTCGAGAAGACACCATAGGATGCGAGGATGTTATGTTGTTTGATAGGATCGTTCTCAACGAGATGACGGATCTCTTCACGTTCATCCCCTTTCGTTCCACCATAAATGAAATGTAATTGTCTATCTTCTTTGCGAAGCAAAGGCTCTAGGATCTTTCCGTGTTTCTCTACCAAATCAAAGAGGATCAGATTGTTCTGTCCTTCCAGTGACCAGACGAGATTACGAATAAACATATTTCTCTTCTCGTGGTTCGTCAAGAACTCTCGTTCTGCAGGATACTTTTTCTGAGGGGCATCAATCTTTCTGAATGCATCTCTAAATGATTTCTTTGTTTGTGCATCGTACGTCAATACAATTGCTTTGACATTAAAGTCTGCAACTGTACCTGCATCAATTAAGTTCTTTGTGGTGACTGCACGTTTGACTTGACCGAAACAACCTTCCAGAACCATTCTATGTGTTTTCGACTCAGATGACTTGAGAGTTCCTGTGAACCCATGTCTAAACTTACAGTCGTTTAACTTTTCCATAATAGTTGTGAGAGACTTCGCTTGGAACAAATGCGCTTCGTCACCTAGTACTACATTGAACTGATCGAACCATGCCTTAGGCATCTTCACCAATGACTGCCATGTAGATACGACAATAGGTGCATCCGAATGTTTATCCACTCCACCTTGAATTCTATAGATCTCTTGTTTACATCCGTAGTCTTCAAAATCCCCTGCCATCTGATGTACAAGACCAATCGTCGGTACGATGATAAGTGTCCTATGTCCAAACGCAAGATTGTAATGTTGTTGGAGTAAATAGATGATCAGAGATTTACCAGACGATGTCGGAGATACACTGAGTGATCTACTATTGATAATTGCATTACGAACATATTCAGACTGATAATCACGTGGTTTGTATTTACAATTGATTTCTTCTGCGAGTTGTTCTGGATAATTTTCTTCACATATATCTGAAACATATTCATCAGTCTCTATATTAAGAATGTATTCACGTACTTTACAGAACTCTGCAAGCTTTGAAAGTAATCCAACATATAGTTTAGGACGCATAGGAGAATAGATCCGAATGATCCCATCCCACATCTTTGCCTTTACCTTTGGATTGTACTGCCATCCCTCTGGTCTAAAAGAAAAGAAGTCACTGATCTCTTGACGCACTGATGGATCTGCCGTCACACGCATGTGGACATGATCGATGAATTCAACTGTTACTATATCAGTCATACATCAATACTCACGTTTGTACCTTGCGGTTTTGGAGAGTCAACCAATTGTCCCATACCATTATAGAGAGTATATCCCACTTCTGCAACACGTATTGCGCCGTTCACCACTTGGTGTTCGACGTGAGTTGTAACCAAGTCATCGCCCACGTATGCGGTACGAGTATAGTTACTTACAATTTGTGTTGGGAGAATAGGTGGGATAGACTCTGACATAATTAATAATCACCTGATTGGAACTTCATAACATCGATCATAGATTTGATAACGAAGTTACGAGAATGGATTGACTTGATGATGTCTTCCAGATAGTTCGCACGAATTGAGTGGTAATCTATCTTCAGACTCAGTTTGATAATATCTTTATCGCTTATGATATATTTA